TGAATTGCGCAAATTTGTCAAATAGGAAAGAACCTTTTGAAGTGAAAAATTCCCCCGTGCTGTCGGTGGTCTTTGGAAAAGCTTCGTCACGCAGTATAACATCAAGCTCTGATTCTGGTAATTTGTCAGCAAGTATATAGTCATTTATAATTCTGATACAGCCTTTTATTTCTTCTTTTTTCAGCCCGTACTTAGCCAATACCAGAATGTAAGAGAATAAAGCCTGATTTCGGCCGTCACCTGCTTTAAGGTTCAACAGGTCTATATCTGTCTTAATCGGCAAGAGAAAAGCTGGCAACTCCGATAGCTCTTTTTCAAAATCCCACTCTATAAATCTATCCTCTCCACCAAACTTAATCACTTCATAACTGTTCTTGCTTCCGCATTTTATGTCCGCTTTCAGCCCACAGGCGAGCTTCGTGCCGGTACTGCACTTAGTTATTTTGTGCCTTGAATCCCTGAATAAAAAGTGCTTGCCCCTTGTGGTCTGATAAACTCGACAGTCAATCTGCAAGGCTTCTACAATATCCATCAACTTTTCAGACTGCTGTTTATCGTCAACATCTATCAGAACCACATCATCTGCAAGAACACCTGCATACTCAGGTGAGTTTTTCACCTGCTCCAAAGTAAGAAGCCGTGCACCATTGCCAAACTTCTGCGTGCTCTTTTTGTTCTTCGTTATCACATACCCCTTGTACAAATCATTCATCAAACAACTCCCTTTCTGTGAAATCTTTCAAGCCAAAGTCGGTAATCCGTTTTTTAGCAAGTTCGATATACCATTCTTTATCAAGTATATCAGATATTTTTTTATCGTTAATATCTGCATTATCAATATAAGTATGCAGTGGGGCTGTGTCTATCTTTTCTTTCCTGCCACCTTTCACCTTATATATAGTAGTGTCGTCAACATTCCTGCTGGCAAAAATCCTGCAAGTTCTTTCGGGCATTACGTGCCCATTATGCAGTATATAGTCATAATCGCTTGATATATGCACTATGCGCTGGAAGTCTTTAAGTCTATCTGTAGCCCTTATGGTGGCTTCTGGTGCAATCCCCTTAGTAAGATAATCTACTACAGCCTTGTTGACTATGTAGAGGTCATTGTCAAGCTCTGTAAGCTCTTTTACATATTCGCCCTTTCGGACAATCTCTCCGTTGTCTTGAATATATACATAGTTGTTAACGTCTTTCTGCCAAATCTCCGCCACATTGTCAAATTCCAGACTCAACCCTGTGCGCTTCTCCCACTCATAGCAAATATCGTCAATCTTGTCATAGTCTTTATCGTCAATCTTAACAATAATGCCGTCAGTATTGCTTTGTATCAATTCACAGTATGGCTCTAAATGCTCTATCAAGTCCAGCAATAAAAGCTGGCCGTTTACGCATACATTATTGACCATTAATGGATCGTAACAGTTGGAGTGCTTATCCTTGCAAAGCCCAAAGGTTTTATTGAGTATGTACTTGTATGGCAACTGCTCCTTGCGTTTGCCCTGTTTTTTTAACTCTATCCTCTTGTCATATATCTGCTTGTAAAGCCCCTTTGCCTTTGCATTTCTTGACAGGAAGCCGTAATTAATCATTATGGAGGGGTAGAAGCTTGTGACATCTATGTGTAGCATAGTTCCTTTATAATGAATCTGTTTCAAGCCACCATGCAAACCGCCCCACCTGAAACAATGCTTCACCCCTGCTATATCGATACTGAGAGAGCACCCGTAGTTATGGTTAAGGATAGAATTATACCACTCCACCACGTTGGCATATTTTTTTACATCAAGGACTGGCACTATTGAAATATCCCATTCATCATACCTGTCCTGCTTTTTACATCTTAATATTGCCGACACAAGCTGTTCAGAAGTCTTGCTTATGTAATCAGCTGGCATTTTGAAAAGTTTTATCAAATCCCACTGCATATCAAAGTTTGACATTGTAAGGTCAAAGACCTCAATAGTGCTGTTTACATCATATTCGCAATATACCAGCACTTCTGCAATCTCGCTTTTAGTAAGCTTCCTGTCAATATCAAAGGGAACGACTGTTTCCACTATGGAATTGCCAAGTCTGCCCTCTATGGTTTTCAGGCTGGTATCTTTGATAAAGACATCATAATTGTAGAAGTCAAGCTCTTTACTGGCAAATATCGGGTCAAAGCTCCAGCCTGACTTATGCTCTTTTATAATCCAGTCATTCACCAGTTTAGGATTTATTCCACACAATATAGCTTTCATTATGAACTGGTCATAACGCCTGTTATTATATCCAACCCATATTTCTTTCTGGTGTTTCAGGAAATATTCACCCAGCCGGTCGACATCATTCACAATCCTTTCCACTGTCTTGGCTTCTATATTGGTAATCACTACCAGCCAATCTTCGTCAAATACTTCAAAATCATAGAAGTTCAACATCTTTTTTCTCCAGACTTAAAAGCCCCTCGCAAGAGGGGCGGTGAGTCAAAGTGGGTTGTCAAATATCTCGACAATATTGAATGTGTCAAAACCCTTGCTTGTCTGCCCGTATTCAAGGGCAAACTCTGTACAATCGGAATCAATCTTTTCGGTCACATCAAGTATAAGCTGGTTATACTGTGTGAAGCTGTCAAACTTAATGTCAATGCCTGTATCAAGGCTTCGTAGGAAATTGTTGATAATATGAAGCTGGAAGCCCTGAACTAAAAGTTGGTTCCAGAATATCAGCCTGTCTTTATAGTCGCCTGATACAATCCTGAACCAGCAAGTAAACATGGGGTCGCCTTTCTTGCTCTCCGCAAGCTCCATTTTTTCAATGCTCACCTCATACTGTCCGTAAGGCACTTTCTCAAAGCTGGTGTTGTTCTTCTCTGCTTCTGCCAAGTCGTTTTTAAGGCCGTTAAGGTCTATTCTTTTATCAAATTTATCAAAACCCATAGTCTACTCCTTTATGCTCTCACGCGTCTTGTTCTGCGTGGCGGTGTTGTTGGTGCTGGTGCTGGTATTTCTCCCTCTTTCGGCTTTTCCTCTGCCTTTTCTTCCGACATGGTAACCTGCGGTTCTTCTGCCTTTTGCTCTACAGGCTTCACAGATTCATTTACAGGCTCTTTTGGTGCTGGTTTAATATTATCTGCTGGTTTCGGTGCTTCCTGCTCATATACGCCCATTAGTGCATCATAGGTGCATGGAATCTCCAAAGCCTTTAAGTTAAGCCTGCCACCGCCAAAAATCACCTCGTTGCTCTTGAATGATATTGTCCTGTTGCCGTCGTCGTTAATCACTCGCCCTACAATATCTACCATTCCTGCTATTTTTAACGCCACCTTATCTGCCACATTCGGCTTAATGGCTGTGATTTTATCACCAGACTTTTTAGTAATGTCCTTGCTGGTGTCCTCATGGCTTATCAGGATTATGTTGTACTCAAGATTAAGCAACCTTTTGATTGTAGAAAGGAACTCAGTCCTTACAAAATCCCATGCCTTGAAGCTGTTGTCGCTCTCATGCTCAATCCCAAGATGATTATAGGTCCAGAGTCGGCAATGCTCGTAGACATCTTCCAGCAAGTCAACTACTATAGTTTCGAAGTCGTTCTGCTTCTTCTCCAGCTCTGCTACTGTGTCCTTGAAAATGTCCCACGCATAAATGCGTCTTGACATTCGGCCGTCAACAGTCACTGTGTCCCTGATTGAGATATAAGGGGCGTCTGTGTACTTAATGTTGCCGTCAGTATTCAACATCAGTACATTCTTGAACTGGTTAGCTAAATAAGTCTTGCCACTGAATGGCAAGCCATAAAGCCACATCTTCTTGAACTTCAAAAGCTCACTTGTCTTTCTTTCGTTCTTTGGTAACAACATAGTGTCTTCTCCTTTTTGGCAAAAGCCGTAATATTCGCACCACTCGCACAAGCGAGTTGGTTTTTTTTCAAACTCGCAACAGCCTTTACAAAGCTCTGCGTTCTGCTGGAACTCCAACAGTTTCTGGTGGCTATATTTTACCTCTACTATTTCAGGTTGCACTATAGCCAGTGCATTTCTTAGCCTTAATCTGAACGCGTCAGTTGATTCTATCTTGCCTTTCCGTATGTTAACTTTAGGTGCAAAGAGATAGAACATCTTCCGTACTTTCACATTCTCCGATTGCTCCAGATAGTATTTGTACTCGTGAAGCTGTCCAGAACTCAAATAACTTGCCCGATTGTTGCTATACTTGAAGTCGTAAATATCATATACCCCCTTTTCGACTTCCACCATATAGTCGATGAATCCAATAAACTCGCCACAGATTATTTTATGTTCGAACTCTCCCCCTGCTGGTAACATCTCCTTACATCGGGCTATTACTGCTTCCAACTTGATTACTTCTTCAATGTGTTCATCTGTTGCTATCGGGAAGCTGTCAAAATAGGCTTTTACGGCCTTTTCTGAGTCAGCTTCAATGCCAGTATGTAATGCCGTGCCGACAAGCAAAGGATTAGTAGCCGAATAATCAGGGCAAGTTTCCAAACCCTCGATATATCGCAACTTATATTTATAAGGGCATTGCACGAAAGTGCTTATTTTACTATGCGAAATCATGACTTCTCCCAGTTGTATTTATCTCAAATTCTACCTTGCGTGCCTCGTCAAGGTTGCCACTTCCTAAAGCGTCTATCATTCTACAGAACAGCGCGTAATGCTTAGGATATACCACCACGCTAAAACCGCCACTCCTGAATATTTCTCGCCTGTTATAGGCTTGTATATCGGAAAGCACTCCATTCTCTGCCTTGACCTCTATCCCGACAAATGTACCGCCTACGCAAGCCAGTATATCTGGAACGCCAATGCGTGTCATTCTGTTGGCAAAGAATTTCACATAATAATGCTGGTGCTCTGCCAGATAGCGTTTTAACCTGTTCTCGAACGCCTTTTCTCTCATTAGTTGCCCTTTACGATAAGTTTAAGATATGCACTTTTCTCTGTGGTCTTGCTGTAATCTTTCAGTAGTTCTTCGTAAAGCTTAGGTTCCTGCTTCTTGAAAGCGTTTATATCAAGTGAAGTCTGCACGCTTGCCCCTACATAAGAAATACTGATTTCGTCGTTACTGAATGAAGTGATTCCGTAACGCTCCATTTCTTCTTGTAGCTTCTGTTTGATTTGTTTTTCTTCCTGCTCCATTTTTTTGGTCAAAGCCTTAAATTCTGCCAGCCTGTGGAAGAAAGCAACATTGTGTTTCTGAAATTCAACCATTTTGTTCTCGTCTGCCATTTCCTCTTTTCTCCTTTTGTTTCAATGTATCATACCAGAAAATTCTTGTCAACCCTTAATTGTCAAAAAATGCGTTAAGGAACAAATTCTCTGTGTAATCCCGTCTTTGGTCAAGCACCTCGTATATTTTAGGTTCAATGCTGTTCCTGCATACCAGCTTGTAGTAGTAACAGGTCCTGCTCTGCCCTATCCTGTGAATCCTCTTTTTGCTCTGTTCGTAAAGCTCGCTTGATAAAGTAGGTGTAAAATATATTATTTTGTTGGCACTCTGCAAGTTCACGCCCATAGCTCCAGCTTGATATTGTACAAGGATTATGCCGTTATCTTCCCTGTTGAAATCCTCTGTCTGCTTGACAGTGCCGTTAAGCTGGAAGACTTTTCGCTCACATTCCCTGCATATCTCCGCCAGTCTTTCAGCTTCCTCGTTGAAATTGTAGAAGACTACAAGCTTGTCATCAGTGGACTCCAGCAAGTCGCGGAAAGCCCCCAGCTTTTCTTTGCTGTAGACCCCACAAAGCTGTCTTTGGTATAAAAGCTTTACAAGTAGATTATCACCTATCAGCTCTTTTCCCTCTACAGCCACGAGGTTGCGCTTACGGAACACTTTATAATGTTGGCTGGGTTCTATCATTATATCGTTCCATAATTGCTCTGGTAGCTCAAAAACGGAGTCAGTCTTCAAGAAAAAACAGCCGTATTCTCGCATTTTGCGTTTCAGTCTGTCGACATTCTTATACCCAACCACGGTTTTAATCGGGAAGCCCTGAACGTCAATATATTCCACCTCTACATATTGTCGCCAGTAAAGCTCTTTACTGATTTTCCAGCCGAGCAAGTGAAGTTGCGACCAAAGCCTTTCATACTTCCCTCCAGTAGGAGTACCAGAAAGTAGTATCATATTTTCGGGCGATAATTTGTTGAGTATGAATCTTGACCGCTTAGCGTTCTCGTTCTGAATCAGGGAACTTTCGTCAAGCATGAGAGTATAAGCCGTTGAATTAATGGCAAGCAATGCCTGTCGTCTGTATATCAGATCGTAATTGATTACGCCCACTTTTCGGCTTGCACTTTCAAAAAAGCTCTCCAGCTCTTTCTGTTTGATAAGATTGTACACCTCAAGCCCGTAGTGGAGCTTGAAATGCTGGTACCAGTCATCAACTTTTGTCAGTTGGCATACCACCAATATGTCTTTATCAAGCGCAACGGCTTTTTCTGCGCCTACAAAAGTCTTCCCCAGCCCCATGTCAAGGTAATAAGCCACCTTGTTATAGTTTTTGGTCGCTTCCAGTGCGTCTTGCTGGAAGCCATACAATTTCACTCGCTGAACAGGTCCTGCCATTTGATATTAAAAACCTTTGCCATTTTCAGGGCTGTACTGATAGTAAGCTGGTTAATGCCCAGCTCTATTGCCGATACAGCTTGCCTTGTAATGCCTACAGCGTTGCCCAGTTGCTCTTGTGAAAGACCGGCCGTCTCCCTGTAGTATTTTACTTTATTTTCCATTTTACCCCCTAACCCCCTATTGTTAATATAGGGGGTCAATCAAAAATTGTCAATAGTCCATATCAATAAGTATAGGGTAAAGGTGCACTCCGCCGTCTTGTGGCAAGCTTGCCATTGCTAAGTGCTTGAGTATGTGTCCAGATTCTTCTTCTGTAAGAGAAACCAACTCGCTTCCGCAGTTCTCTGCCGAGCATATAAAAAGGTTGCCCACCAGCATTGGTTTGTCTTCCTTATCCACTGCGGAGACTATCGGACGTTCTTTAAGTAAACCCTCGTCGTCACAGATGATTGTGAACGGCTTGCCCTCTATGTTTCGGTTTACAATGTCGATTAGCTGGCAATCAAGTACCTTGTAAAACTCGTCAAGTTTATTGTCAATCTCACAAGGCTTAGCCACTCCATTCTTAACGTCAATAAGTACACCCTTGATTTTCTTGTTTTCGTCTGTCATTTTCTCTTTTCTCCCCTTTTTTATTTGTTATTTGTTCCCTGCTGGATTAGTTTCAACAGGTATTCTTTGCCGTTGCAAGCGTCTTTGTAATTTATGTAGTAAGTGTTACCGCCAAGAAGAACCGATAAATCAGTTCTCTTTGTCCTGCCTGACTCTACTTCTATGTAATATGGGTAGCCCCTGTTGGGTGACCATTCTGTAAATTCGCATTTGTCCATCCAGTCAAACCCGATAACCCGTGGGAAAGCTGGGTTGCAAATCGGGAACATCATCTTTTTGATGTTCATTGGTTGGTTGGCTTTTTTTATGTTCACGCAAAGGAATGAATAAGCCCTGCCTACACAAGTTGCATCAAGTGCGTCAAGCTCCACCCTATATCCCTGCATTTCAAGGTTCAGTACCGTTTCAAATAAATTAAGTCCAGCCCTGAAAGCGCTCTCGCAATTCACTCGCCAGCTTAAACCTGTGTCATATACTATATGTATCACTTTATTTTTAACAGCCACTTTTTTACTGTTAATCATGGAAACAGGTACATTCGATATTGCCAGCGGTACGTTCGGCTGGAAGCCTACAATGTCATTGAAAGTTTTCACTTTACTCAGTGTTCCCAGCTTCGCCACCTTTTCAAGGGCTGTTGTCATTCTGCTTGTGGGGGCTTCCCACCCCTCTTCCAAGTATTTGTAAGCTTCTTCGTAAGATGATACATTGTAGAAATCGCTTCTCTTGTCAAAGTTCATTCTGGACCTTTCATATTCCCAAACTTTGCGTACTGTTCTGCTCCGTGTTGTTCTCGCCAGCTCTGAAACATTGTCGTAGCGTTCCATGTTGTAGTGTTTTCTGCCGTTAATCGTCTTTTTAATCAGTTCCATTCTTCGCTCCTGTATACAATGTATCATACTTGTAAAAACTTGTCAATCACAAATTGACAAGTTTCTTTGTTCCTGCTGTAAATCGGCTGGAATCCTCAAGTCCACTTATAAGAGTGATGATGTCATCTTTGTTCATGCCTTTGTATAAGCAAGTAGTAAGTGTTTCTGCCAGTCCAAGCCTTGACTCCATGGTGGCAATCCTTTTGATTGTCCGATAAGATACCAGCAGTCTTATACCACTTTGTTCAGCTCTTGCACGCAGTTTTCTACAGAAGTTCACCAGCTCCATGTCGTTGTTGGCAAGTGCCAGTTCTATATTTACATCATAATCCACCTTTACCATTGCAAAGCGGTCAAGGCTTGCCATGTCCAGCTGGTTCCTGCCTGTATAGTCGTAGTCGGCTCCCAGTCCATAAGTATTACCTGCCGAAATCACCCTAAAGTTGGGGTGTGCTTCGGTATATCCCCCCACTTCATTGCCGTTTGAATCTTTCCCATGTGGGAAGTCAAAGTATCTGTTGGCTATTGCACAGTTCAGGATAATAAGTGCGTCAGGAATTGAAGCGTCTATTTCGTCAAGCATAAAAAGCCCACCATATTTGAAAGCTTTGTAGAATTGTGTTTCGTGATAATTGCCGTTAGCGTCAGTAAATCCAGTAAGCTTGTATTCCTGTGTAATTGCGTTTGAGAAGTAGAAGTCAAGACCCAGTGCTTTTGCCACCTGCTTACAGATTACGTTCTTCCCTGTTCCAGCCTTGCCTGCAAGATATACAGGTTCATCGTTGGCTACGAAGTTGAGTATGGTTTCAAACTTCTCATGAAGAACCTCGTTAAATTCTACTCGCTTGTCGTTGATATTAAGGCTTATCTTGCGTTCGATTGCCCCGTAGGTTTCGGCAATATATTTGTCAACGCTCTGCTTGAAATCCCCGATTACGGCGTTTTTGATTTCGTCTCCCTTTGTCTTTACTAAGAGTTCCACAAGTGCCTGCTGTAATAAGTCAAGGCTTCTGTTAATGTCATAGCCTGTTGCTGGAGCTGGAGCTGGAGTAGGTACAGGCTGTGGGGTTTCTGTTGCTGGAGCTGGAGTTAAGTCGCCGTGGTGATTCCTGATGTAAGCCATTACGTTGGAGTCAAAATCGGCATAAGTGCCAGCGTTGATTTCGTTACTCATTGTATAATCATAGTAATTGTGGGGGTTGCAGTTGAAAGCCTGTTCGATTAAGTCAGTTCTTCTGTCTGAGTTCCTTACGGAAGTTCCCCTTTTCCTGTTGTAGGCTCTGATGATTGAGTGTGCTCTAAGTCTTTTCTGTTCCATTTTCTACTCCTTTTATCGGGGAGCTTCCTGCTCCCTTGTATGTATAATGTATCAAAAAACAAAAAACCTGTCAATTAAAAATTGACAAAAATTTTGCATTTTTTGAAACTTTTTATAAATCATTCAGGTATAAGGACTTGCTATTTTTGTTCTACGGTTGCTCTACGGATAAAAATTTTACCCATAAACTCGCCAAGCCTTTAGTGGTGGGGCTTTGTCGCAGATTTTCTACGCTTCTACGGATACTTCTATATATATTTTATTATTTTTATATAATGTTATTTTTTTTGTTACTTTTGACTTTATATATAACTTTTTTTGCCCATATTCCAGAATATATACAACCGTAGAAACCGTAGAAACCGTAGAAAGCCAATAGTAATGGGGCTTTGCAAGACTACGGATAAAATTTTATCCGTAGAATTAAGCGTAGAAAAACCCCACTCAAAGAGTGGGGCTGTTCTAAGGCGGAGAAAAAAGTTGAAACCCAACGATTAAAAGACAGTATTACTTTATATCATTTTTGTTCATCTGTCAAGTATTCTATATTGGCTTCAATCTTGACGATATACTCAAACAACCGCTCCCAGTACTTGGCGTCTACAATTATGTTGCCATTCTCTACTTTGGTGTGCCCTGCTGGGTCAGGTAATAACGGCCATTCAATCTGTGGTTTTTCTACGCTTGGTCGATAACTGGTGCAAGATGTCAACAGACTTATCGTGCATAGCGTTAATATCAGTATTAACACTTTTAACCTGTTCGATTTTCTCGCTGGCTTCACTCTGTATCTCGACCCTTTGTTTGTTGTCATTCTGGATAAGCTCCTTTTCCTTTTTTACCTGCTTTAACTCTTTTTTAAGCGACAATATACTCTTTCCCATTAGCCCAGCAATAACAATACATACTGCTGTCACCGCATAACCAATTATGCTACTCATTTCCCACCTCTGTCATTTCTTTTACTTCTTTTACTTCCTGCCTTTTGAACTTGTCAGTAAACAGATTCACATATACAGGGGAAAAATTACCCACTATCGCAAAGCCGAACCAAATGATTATGTAGGGGTCAAGGGTGTTAATGTTCTTGAGGATATAAAAAGAACCAAAGCCTATTGTCCACAAAGCCCCGATTATCTGTCCTAAAAGCGATATGCCCTTTGCTGTGGCTCTCATAGTCACCCCTCACAATACGCATATATGAGCGAGTATATTATTTTAGTTGCCTTTGGCTGTGGGCTGTAAGGGTCAAATATCACTTTCCCCTCATAGTTCACTACACGGAAATGCGTGTTCTTATTTGCGGTCTGTATCTTCTGTATATAGTGCTTTGGCTTTTTCCGTATAGCTTCTGATACAGACTTATAATACCCCAGCTTTCCCTTGTTGAATGTTCCTATCTCGTACACCTTTCCAGTACCGCCAAGCATTTCTATGGCGTGCGTGATGATTGGTGCAGAATGTTTCACCTCATCTTTGAGGTTGATATGCCCGCTCTGCTTGCTCCAATCCCAAAGTTCATTAATCTGCTGTGCGGTCAACTCCTTGCCTACAATTATTTCGGCGACTGCTCCGCAACTTCTTACAAAACACCCTACTTTCTGAACAACAGGATAACACCTTACATCATTTTGCTTAATCATTAACCCCCCTTGCTGGAAATGTTGACTTTACCAGTCATCAACAAATCCATTTTAGCGTCAAGCCGTGCGACTGAAATTGATATGGTATCAAGAACCTTGCCCATACGGGCGGTGTCATTGTCATGTTCTCGCTTTAGCTCTGCCATGCCCTTTTCCAGTGTCGCTATCTTATTCTTGTATACGCCAATGGCGATACCCCAAATAACCAGATTTATGAAAATTGAACTACCAAATATCTCCAGTAATTCCATAATACGCTCCTGTATCAATTATTAGGCTCACCTATTACCCGTATGGCTTCAAAGGCTACAACAGTATCCTTATCAATACCCAGCGTCAGGGTGATAACCTCATTATTGACTATATCATAATCAACATCAGGAATCAACCTAAGTCCGTTTATGTACACATTAAGCCAATCTGTGTCCTTAATAAAACCGCTTATACCTATTGGTATGCTTATTTCATTGTTACTTGTTGCCCGATGCGTAGAAGTATATCGCTTTATCAGGTTTACGCCCTGTAATTGTGTAACTAAAGCATTGAACCAGTTTGTAAACTGGGCTTGCCACTGGATAAAAACACTGGATATATCAGGCTGGTTGACAAGGGAGGTTATGAAACCACATTCCCCAGTTGGTCTTGTATCCTCTATGTCATCTTGTCTTATATTCGCCTTGTTGGCCGTAATAGTAACATTAGCCAATCTATACATATATACCGAGGTTGTCCTTGTAAGTACAGGCGGTGCTGGATTACTTGAGGGTGTACCTTTCAATATTTCTATACTGCCTGCCCTTGTATTAACATTTGTGTCAATTTTTACAACGACAGAATCAATACGCGTATAAAGTTGGTCTGCAAGTTCAATATTAAATAACAAATCCTCGTCAAGTTCCAACCAGTGGTCAAAGAAGATACCTTCGCCCCTTTTTACTGTCACTGTCATGTCGTTGTTAGCAAGAACTTGTAAGTCTACAGACGGGCTTCCGTCTTTTTCAGCAAATACGCCATTAGAAACTAATCTGTGATACGGCCTACACATATCCTCTGCCGTATACTTCCTGTCCTCATTTATCGCATTAAAAAAACCACATTTTATAGCCATTTTTTACTCCTTTTAATTAATCCCAAAATCGCAATGTTAGTATGTCAGTACTTACATATCCTTTACATCTACAATACGATCTAAAATACTGATAGTAACCCGGTGGATAGTTAGGGTCGTTGAACGAGGCTGCACCTGTTTTAGTTTTCATTTTACTTAATGTGTCAGGATAAGCGTTAATGTCCATTGTTGCACATTGATAGCACTCCATTGTTTTATAATCACCTCTGCTTAATACTATTTGCCAAGCTTCCTCGTAGTCACATTCGATATGTGATGAATATCCACCGCCTTGTATATATTTACTGTATGTAGCTTGTGGCAATTTTATTACTTCATTTATACTGGTAACCATTTCGCTCTTAGCGAATCCATCTCTGTACGCAATGACCTTAAAAGTTAAGCTTGCAACTGGATAATTTATAAAGTAATTATTGCCTTGAGTCGAAGCTTTTGTAGGAGTATCGCCATTGATAGTGTAATGAATTTCTGCACCGTCAGTAGCTGTAGTAACATTTATTTTTTTACCACCCCAATCTTTCGTTACTGTTATAATTGGTTTTGCTACTTGTTCTACTATTAAATCAATAGCGCCAACATTAGAACTCAACTCATTAAAAACCGCAATTACTCTTATTTTATAATTACCAGCATTAACAAGCCTTACCATTCTACCGCTTGATGATTCAGTAGTTGGAATAGACCCGTCAAGAGTATAGTAAAAAGTTACTCCCCTGTCAGAACTGGAGAAGTCAACTCGCTTGCCATCTTCTTCGTCTATTACTGTGATTGTAGGGGTTTTTAGTAGTTCGCCACCCACAAGTATTTCATCAAATACAGGAGTTATAAAGTATCCCTCAGTATCCCAAGTTTCGGTAATTTCTACTATTCTTGCGTTAGCACCAATGCCGTATTCGTTTTTAATAGTTACTATGTCGCCAAGATTGTAATCTTCTTTATATTTATAAAAGGTAACATCTACATCACCCTCAAAAGAAGTAGTCACTCCCTTACTCGCCAGTGTTTCTTGCCCTTTCTCTATAAGCAATTCGTAATAGTTCTGTAAAGATATGTTGCCTGATTCTGCCTTTGAGCTGTTATCTTTAGAGTCAACAAACATTTCGAAACGAGAAATCCCCTTGTTTTCCTGTCCTACCATACGGAATTTACGTTCCGCACCCTCGCCCTCTCCACCTATTAATGCGGTATTTGCATACTTACTTGCGTCAAGCTTGTACTTGGAGTTAAAAAGGGTTTCGTATTCAGGAGAGAATATGATTGGTTTGTTGCTTCCTGAATTTTCAGACTTATTCGTGCCTTTATAAATGTCATAATAAAATATGCCGTTCTCAAGAGTTACTTTCCAGCCCCAGCCGTAAATCATACAAATATCAATGATTTTCTGTGAAAGTACGTTATAATCAGTCTGGTCCATAAAATCTTCTGTACTAAAATTCCTTGCAGGTTTCATTGCAAAGTTATTTATTTGTCGATTTACAGGCAAATACAGGGTACTGTCAGGCGAGGAAACAGGGTTAATGATAGAATCCTCTATGAGTTCTCTTAAATGCGACTCTGCTGTTCCGTCAAGCCAAGTCCTCAAAGTCCAGCAAATTCTTTGCGATAAGATTTTTTTACAGTCAAAAGCCCCGACTAAAAGGTAGTTCCCATCTTCACTGGCTGTATCTATTTCGAGTGCTTCTATACGCATTACTGCGTCATCATCATCACGGGTTATAAAATAGCCACGCTTGAATGTGTTGATGTTTTCAGTGGTGGCTTCTATCTTCAAGTCCAAAGCCCCTATGTCGTAATATCTTTTACACCACAAGAGAGAAACATAATCATCTACTACTTTTACCAGATTAAGTTCATTATCAAGCACGTTAAGAAGCATTACACACCCTCGTACATTTCGGTAAATTCAAACACTACTTGCGCTATACTTGCTCCTGTATCTGCGGAATACGAGAAAGCATTGTCGCCAGTAGCAAGGGCAAACCAAGTACTGCCTCGCCCGATTCTATTAAATGCCGACTCGCCATTAATGGTTATATTCTTTTCTCCCTTGTATGTATTGATTACACAAACATCACCAGCGTTTAATGTGTCGGTTACAATGAAATATTCCCCTGTATTTTCGTGGACTATACGCAGATTAGTCAAATCCTCGTTGGCCGTAATTTTTATTATAATTCCAGTTTCCACATCTCCATAATTAGGCACTGCTACTGCCCTGTCATTATAGATATTACCGAACGGCTCCCCTGCCTCGTCAATGGCAAAGGGAAATACAAACGCTCCTTGTGCCTTTGACAAATCATACATCATTGTATCGAGTGCTTTCCAGTAAGGCTGTGGGCATAATACGGAAACCTGTACCTGTTGGCTCTTGATGAATGGGTTGTTGGTTATTGTTTCCACATACCCCTCTACGTACACCGACCTATGCTCATTGGTGTACAAGAGTTTTATATAATGTCCTGTTCTGAATATACGATACACATTTAACCTGTTTGTTTCCACATTGCCAGTTATGGCGATAGTGATTACTATATTACGCATTTGAGTTCGGGAATTTTTATACTTTGCACCACTTATACTTGCAACTGGTGTAGTGTAAATTTCGGACTGCGGTGGATTAAGTCCCTCAACACTTATAAGTTTATATTCGGCTTCATTATGTGCCAGTTTTATAATGGCACCATATTCAGATTCTGCAATGAATGTATACATTATTTACCCCTTTAGTGCCAACAGATTTTTAGTATCTCTGTAAATCTCTTTCCTTGACAATGCTGTAGGGGAGTTGATTGTCTGGTAGTAATAATTGTTAATAACTGCCCCCTGCATTGTGCCATTAACACCAGCCAGCGCAAAATCTTGTTCCATGATACCCTTTAGCTTCATGGCAAGCTCTGTAATCCAGCCAGTGTTTCGCTCAAGTGGCATTACTGCCTCTCTCCCATCTTCACCCATAAGTGCAAGCGTAGGCTTGTCAATTACACCACCCTTAGCAAATGCCGACACATACTTCTGCTTTGTGATTACGGCCACCTGTAAGGCTGTAATGCCAGCCTGTATTCCTGCATTAATCGCTCCTGCGATAGGTCCTAGCTGTGCAAAACCTTTAAGAATGGCATTAGCACCATTTATCAGCGCTTCTGCAATGGCATTAGTTCTTTGCGCTTCAAACTGCTTACGTGCCAGCTCGTCTTTCTTTCTATTAAGTGCCATTTCTTGCTTTTCGGCTTCTACTTGCTTCTCTTTCTCAAATTTTGCGTAATCTTCTTCAATTCGTTTTTTTGATTCGTTAAACTCTTCTTCGCTTATAATCTGTTTATCAAATTGTTCTTGTAATAATCTTACCTTTTTATCAGCTTCTGCCCTTGCTTCTGCAAGTTCCGCCTCTCTTGCTTCCTGCGCCTTTTTCTGTTGTTCTGTGATAGCATTTATTCTTGACTGCAACTCTGCATTGTAATAATCATTTATCGCTGTAGTAAGCCCACCTACTCTATTGCGTACCTCGTCAAACACCTCGCCCAACTGTGATATGTACTTGCCTGTGCCCTCTCGCCACTGCGCCAGCATATTATTAAGTTTATCAAGTGCGTTCTTGAAGCCTGCGACAAACCTCTGCCATAAAGTAGGCTTGCTTAGCTCCTGCTCAACGCCTGCTATTACTTCTTTTGCTTGCTTTTCGGCTTCTTTCTCAACCTTTGGAACTTCGGCTTTCAGCCCTGCTATCATGCCGTCACCAAAAAGAGTTGCAAAATCTATACCCAGTGCCTTTCCGATAGCTTCTAATATGTCTTTCCCAGTTTCACCAAACAAATCTTTCAGCCAATTAAAAATACTGGTAAAAACGCTTTCCTCTGATTTTGCGCCGCTTTCCATTCCCACCGCAAGACCAGCGGAAAGGTTCTCGCCTACCTCTGCCATTACAGTAGATGGGGAGTGAATACCAAAGAAGCCTTTTATTTTATCGACAACGCCCCCACAGAAGCCTTTTATTTGGTCATAAAGCCACTGGGTAGTGTTCGTAATGCCCTGCCATAGCCCTTTTACAAAATCAATACCTACGACCAGAATGTTGTCATAAAGCCATTGTGAAGTGTCCTTTACCCCTTGCCAGATGTTCTGCAACAAAGTTCGGCCGTAATCTACTGCCTTTGTAAAAAAACTGCCTATAGCTTCTATTGCGTCTTTTGTCCATCCAACGCAACTATCCCAAGTGGTTTTCCAGAAGTTTCTAAAATCTTCTGACTTTTTCCAAAGTAGAACAAGGGCTACCACAAGCGCACCTAAGGCTATTATCAGCAACCCAATAGGATTGGCTGTCATGATTACATTTAATGCACCTTGTGCCAAGATTAACGCCTTATACACTGCAATTACTTTTATTATGGCACCTATAAGCCCACTTCTAAAAGCATTTATCAGCAAGTCAACAGCTTTAACTATGCCGTTAAAAACCGCCTCGACTTTAAGGCTTACAAACTCTTTATTTTCTGCTACATATTCCGCCATACTCTCAAGTAGCGGTTGCATTTTGTCAACAAGCATACCAAGCCCAGTATCAGCTATTGACTGTATTACGTTTTTGAAACGCAACATAGAATCACTGAACATCTCACTTTTGCTCGTGGCTTCCTCTGACATTATGTTGCCATATTTATGTGCTTCATCACGCAATTGCTGTATGCCCTCTGTGCCATTGTCAAGTAGCTTTATCATTTCCTGACTTGCACCACCAAAGGCAACTTGAGCCAGATATGCTTTTTTAGTCTGGTCGGTTTCGCCTGCTATGGCTTGAGTTAAAAGTGTAAAAGCCTCTTCTGTAGAGTTGGCTCGTAAAACTTCTTCTGCAAGCTGGCTGTCCATTTCTGCAAGCTGTGAAGTAAATTTACCAGTGCCATTCTTCATAGCCCCAATTTGTCTGTTAAGAGTTTGCAAGCCAGCACTCAACGCCTCTGTGCTGGTTCCGCTTATTTCGGAAGCATATCTTAACTCTTGCAGTGCGGTAGTACTTATGCCCAAAACTTTGGCAGTTTTAGCTATTTCGTCACCACGCTTAGCAAAGTTTTGCGCAGAAATTACCGCACCACCTATAGCACCAGCTACCGCTGTAAAGGCAATCGCTACATTCCTTGTTAATGTTAATGCAGTTTCCTTGAATGTTTTATGCGTCTTTGCTGTGGTATTAGACAGCTTAGCCAGCTGTTTGTCGGCTTTCGCCAGCTTAGCTTCGTTCTTCTCAAGTGAACCGCTAACTGCCTTTATTTGCCGTGCCAGCTCCTTAGCTTCTTTTGAGTTCTTGCCATATTGAAGCACGGCATTTTTATATTCGTTATTAAGTCGGTCAAGGGTAGCCCTTTGCTCCGACATGGTTTTTTGCAGTTTACCAAGAGTGCTGTTCTCCAGCCTTTCATCAGTAACTACTTTTTCAAGTGAAGTTGAATATTTATCAATGCTGGATTGTGTTTTTTTGTACTCGACTTCGGCTTTCAACAGCTTGTCTTTAAGTCTGTCAAGCTCTTTTGAGTGGTCGCCCTCTAACTTGCTTACTCTTTCTATTTCGGCTTTATATCCAGCGACCAGCTTATTCTGTGCGTCAAGTTGTTTATTTAACTGAGTGAGTTTAC